ATGTCCTCAGACTTCAAGATGATTTGAAGTATAGAAATGAGGAAGATATTTACAACTTATATAATTTAACCCCAAAGGAGTAAAATATGGAAAATTCACTATTAAGAAGTCTAATGGATAGAGAGTTCTACAAAGAGCATCGTGGAGCTAGATGTCCAGATAGATTGTTTAGCAAAGATGCTAGAAAAATAAAACAAGCAATAGACTTGGCTATGGATAGGTATGAACGTACAGTTACACCAGATGAGATTGAGGCTTTATTTATATCAAGCAATCCGTCTATGTCTACTGCACAGAAACAAGCATACCTAGCTCTATTCAAATCTATAAAGAATGAAAAACCTTTAGGTGCTGATGTTGCACAAGAGGTGTTGTCTAAGTTGTTTCAACAAGTTGTTGGAGAGGACATAGCTAATTTAGGATTTGATTATGTCAATGGTACTAAGACAAGCTTAGAGCCTCTGCGTATATTGTTGGAGCAATATAATGATGACTTTACACCTGATTTAAATGTGGAGTGGGATGACTTGGATATTGAATCACTATTAGCTAAGAATGATCTTGAGGCTCGTTGGAACTTCAATATACCTGCATTGACAAGACAACTTGAGGGTATAAATGCTGGACACTTGATTGAGGTAGGTGCTAGACCAAATACAGGTAAAACATCTTTTCATGCAAGTATGATTGCATCTCCCGGAGGTTTTGCACATCAAGGTGCTAACTGCATTGTCTTGTGTAATGAAGAGGGTAGTCATAGGGTTGGTGCTAGATATCTAACTGCATCTACAGGCATGACTATGAAACAGATAAAAGCTAATCCAAGTATGGCAAGAGATTTGTATGCACCTGTCAAAGATAAGATAAAGATAAAAGATGCTACAGGTCGTGATATGTCTTGGGTAGAGAGTGTCTGTAAATCTTATAAACCTGATGTTGTTCTACTAGATATGGGAGATAAGTTTGCTAGGACTGGTGGTTTTGCAAGGACAGATGAGGCATTAAAAGCTAATGCAGTTCATGCTCGTATGATTGCAAAGCAACATGAATGTGCTATCTTTTATATGTCTCAGCTATCTGCTGATGCAGAGGGTAAGATATTGCTTAATCAATCTATGATGGAAGGATCACGAACTGGTAAAGCTGCAGAGGCAGACTTGATGATATTGATAGCTAAGAATCCACCAAAGCAAGAAGATGGGGATGAAGAGGATTTGCAGAGACACCTAAATATTGTCAAGAATAAATTATCAGGTTGGCATGGTGTTATTACTTGTCAGCTTAATTACCAAGTTGGAAGGTATGAGGCATGAATGAGTACCCTGATTTATTTGGTTATGTTAAGCCTAAGAATACACCCCAAGAAAGCTATGTGTGTATAAAATGTAAGGTTGAGCAACCTGTAACTAATTTTTATGTTGTGTTCTCTGGGGAAGTAAAAAGAACTTGTCAGTCTTGTATGAAAGGACACTTTACAACTTTAAAAAAGTTACGTAAGGAAAACCCATATCCAAGTGAAGATTATTGTTGTCCTATCTGTGAACGTGATATAAAAGAAATAAGTCAATATGGACAAGTTAAATTATCTAAGTGGGTGTTAGATCATTGTCACCATACTGAAACATTTAGGGGTTGGATATGTCATCATTGTAATACAGGACTAGGTGGTTTCAAGGATGACTTGACAAAAGTAAAAAGAGCAGTTATATACTTAAAAAAACATAAGGAGAAAATGGATGAAATTAACACTTGACGTAGAAAATACTGTTACTACTAGAGATGGTAAATTACACCTAGACCCTTTTGAAACTGAAAATGAATTAGTAATGATTGGTTGTTTGACAGATACAGGAAAGCAATATTTATTTAGAGATAACTTTGATGGAGTACAAGAACTCTTAGACCAAGCAACTATACTCATAGGACATAACATAGTACACGATCTAATGTGGATATGGGAATGTGGTTTTAAATATGATGGTCCGGTGTTTGATACTATGCTAGGAGAATATGTATTACAATGTGGTGTAAAGAAAGCTCTGTCTCTTGAGGCATGTGCAGAAAGATATGAGTTAGCTACACAGAAACAAGACACATTAAAAGAATATTTTAGTAAAGGATATTCTGTTGCAGATATACCAAGAGAAGAGTTATCAGAATACTTGTCGGCAGATTTACATGCAACGCAACAATTATCAGATGAGATATATAAAAAGTTAAATACAGTTGAGTATGCTAAGTTGATGGATACAGTAGTGTTGACTAACAAAGTTGCTTTGACATTAGCTAAAATATATCAAAAAGGTTTTGCAGTAGATCTAAATAAATTAGAGGAGGTAAGAGCAGAGTTTGAAAGAGAAAAGTTAGAAATAGAAAAGCGTCTAAACTTGCAAGTTAAGCAGTTAATGGGTGATACACCTATTAATTTAAATAGTCCAGAGCAAATGTCTTGGGTCATCTATAGTAGAAAGCCTAAAGATAAAACTACTTGGACACATAACTTTGATTCATACATGAAGACATCAGACTATAGGGAAGCAGTTAAGCAGACATCAGATGTTTTATACAAAACTATTGCAGTTAAATGTCAAGCATGTTTTGGATTAGGAACTCAAAGAAAGGTAAGAAAAGATGGAAAACTTTATGTTAAGCAACCTAAATGTACTACTTGTAATGGCAGCGGCTATACTTTTAATAATGATACAAAGATAGCTGGATTAAAGTTCTCTGCTCCATCAGCAAAGTGGGTAAGTGCTAATGGTTTTAGTGTGAATAAAAAGTTTCTTGATGTATTACAAGATACTGCTAAGAAATTAAATATGACAGAGGCACTTAACTTTTTATCTGATCTACAGAGATTGTCTGCATTGGATACATACCTATCATCCTTTGTGCAAGGCATAAAAACATATGTCAAACCTGATGGTAAGCTTCATGTTAGATTACTACAACATAGAACTTCAACAGGCAGATTTAGTGGTGCAGATCCTAACATGCAGAACATGCCTAGAGGTGGTACGTTTCCTGTAAAGAAGGTATTTGTATCACGTTGGGATGGGGGAAAGATATTGGAGGCAGATTTTGCACAATTGGAATTTAGGGCTGCGGCATTTTTATCTCAAGATAAAGTGGCAATTGACGAAGTATCAACTGGATTTGATGTACATGCATATACGTCTAAAGTTATCACTAATGCTGGTCAGCCGACAACTAGGCAAGAGGCTAAAGCACACACGTTTGCACCGTTATATGGTGCGACTGGGTTTGGGAGAAGTAAAGCTGAAGCCGCCTACTACGAGCACTTCACAGAAAAGTACAAGGGAATCAAGTCATGGCATTCCCGATTGGCTAAAGAAGCTCTAGCTACAGGAAAGATAACTACACCTTCAGGTAGACAGTTTGCATTCCCAGATGTTCACAGATTAATGTCTGGTAAGATAACTAACTTTACGCAGATAAAGAATTATCCTGTGCAATCATTTGCTACTGCTGATATTGTTCCTTTAGTTCTTATGTATATAGAGAAAAAACTAGAGCCTTATCAATCTTGTGTAGTGAATAGTGTGCATGATTCTATAGTTGTAGATGTACACCCAAATGAAGAAAAGGAGATACTAGAAGTTATAAAAATAACAAATGATAATATGATATCTCTAATAGAAAAAGAGTTTAAAATAGAATTTAACGTACCATTATTATTAGAGGCAAAAATAGGTTATAATTGGCTTGACACTAAAGATGTTGCGTGATATAACTAGGCACTTATTGAAAGGAGAAATTTATGAATGAACTAATTAATATAAGTAAAGATAGCTATGCAGACTTGGCTAAAGCTATGGGAATAGCTGGAGAAGTTACTGCAAAACCAAAGAAGTCTAGCAACTTAAATAGACTAAGAATATGGCATTCACCAATTATGGGTCAAGCAGAAGTCAATGGTAAAAATGCTAATGTTGAGGTTATAGAAGGTGGTGCATATAGACTAGAGTTGGTAGAAGAAAATAGCTCTAAGTATTTTTATGCAAAGAGTATAAGTATTCGCCCTTTTATGCAAAGATTTATGCTAAGAAGATATATTGCAAATCTAAATGCAAAAGCTGGCGAACCTAAAGGTATGTTTCACAGAACAATCATGTCTGATAATCTCAATAGTGATTTAAAAGATAATACAGGCAGATTTAATTGTGGCAAACCATCAGGTTACATAGAGGATTTCAAATCTCTCGCACCTGATATGCAGGATTTAATAAGACAAATAAAACGTGTTCGTGTTGTATTTGGTGTAGTCACTTTAGATAATCCTGTAGATGAAAAAGGACAACCTGCGGAGCTTTCTGATTTACCATTTATTTGGGAAATAGATAACAAAGATGCTTTTAAAACTATTGGAGATAAGTTCAATGAGTATGTTAAGAAGTCTAGGTTACCTATTCAGCATATGATCCATTTAAATGGAACTAAAGCAAATCAGTTACCTAATGGAAGTTATTTCTACACTCCTCTTGCAGAGGTAGATTTCTCAGAATCTTTTGATGTAACAGATGAGGATCAAAAGTTATTTGGAGACTTTGTTGATTGGATAAAAAACTTCAACGACTACATATGTAAGGAGTGGGAAGAAAAGGTGGAGTCTAGACAAAATCCTGTTTCTGAAGAAGAGATGGAAACTGTAGAGTCATTCATTGATATTGAGGGCAATAACTAATGAACCATGTCGCTGAACTGAAGTTGCACCAATATATGACTGATGCAGTCAATGGTAAATCTACTATGTCAGATGAGATTATTCATCAAGTAGCCGATGACATAAAAGATGCATTGCAACGTCAGTTTGGTGGTAAGGTCAAAAGAAAAGACTTTACCCTACGTATGTCAAATGTAGGCAGACCCACTTGTCAACTTTGGTATGAAAAGAATAAACCTGAAACTGCTTTACCTAGATCAAATAATTTTATGATGAACATGATGTTAGGAGATATAGTTGAGGCAGTTTTCAAAGGTATTTTAAAAGCAGCCAAAGTAGAATATGAAGAGTCTGATACTGTTACACTTAAATGTAAAGACGCAGAGGTATCAGGTTCTTATGACTTAGTTATTGATGGAGCAGTTGATGATGTTAAGTCAGCGTCTGATTGGTCTTATAGAAATAAATTTGAATCATTTGAAACTGTCAAAGATGGAGATGGTTTTGGGTATGTTGGTCAACTAGCAGGTTATGCAAAAGCATCCAATAAAAAAGTTGGTGGTTGGTGGGTAATCAATAAAGCTAATGGTCATTTTAAATATGTACCAGCAGAGGGGTTAAATTTAAAAGAAGAGATAGCTAAGATTGAGGATACAGTTACTACTATAAGTAATAATAAATTTGAGAGGTGTTTTGAGCCTGAAGAAGAAACCTTTAGAGGTAAACCTACTGGCAATAAAGTATTAAATATTAACTGCAAGTTTTGTGATTACAGATATGATTGTTGGAATCTAACTGATAAACCTGCTGTTATGTCAAAAGCACAGACACCTAAAATTGTTTCTTATATAGATTTTGTTGATAATGTCTCCTCACAAAATTAGAAGAGAAGCTATAAAGTATGGATATAGGAGTGGGTTAGAACATGCTATCTCACTCTACCTAAAAAAATTGAAACATAAGTATGATTATGAATCAATAAAAATAGAATGGGAAGACTTGACATATCGCACCTATACTCCAGACTTTATATTAAGTAATGGTATAATTATAGAAACTAAAGGAAGGTTTTTAGCCGCAGACAGAAAGAAACATCTCTGCATAAAAAAGCAACATCCTAAATTAGATATAAGATTTATCTTTACAAATAGTAGAAATAAGCTTAGTAAAGGTGCTAAGTCTAGCTATGCACAATGGTGTATTAAACATGGTTTTAGATACTATGACAGAATTATACCTGAAGATTGGCTAAAAGAAAAAGGTAAAAATAAACACTTGAACTTTATTAAATTTTCAGGTACAAAGATAAGGAGATAATTTATGTTAGACAGAAGAAACCCAAACTCATGTTTTATAGAACTAAATCCTAAATGTGATAAAAGCTATTGGACTGGAGAATTAGAAGTTAATATCATAGCCTCTGAACACAGTAGTCTTGATAAAGAAAGCAGAGAAAGTTTATTGCATCTATCTCAATTAGTTGCATCTACTGTAGCTCTAATGGAACAAGATCCTAACTTAACAGCTAGATTAGAGAGTTTTGTAAATGAAGCAGAAGAGTTTATAAAAGAAAAATCTAAACCTAAAGTACATACAGAGGGAAACATAATAAGATTAGATTTTAACAAGGATAAAAAATGATGAGACATTTACAATATATGAAAAAGAAGTTTAAAGAAATGGAAGATAAAACAAAGGAGCAGAAAGTGAAATATTTATCAGGTGTAAAAAAACAAGCCCAAGAGCAATCAGATCATAAACAAACTATGGACATGGTAAATAGTCCTGAACATTATAATAAAGCAGGTATAGAGACTATTGACGCTTTAGAGGCTATGTTAACAAAAGGATTTGATTATTATCTACAAGGAAATATAGTTAAGTATATATGGAGATATAGATACAAAAATGGTATTGAAGACTTAAAGAAAGCAGAGTGGTATCTCAAAAAGTTGATTGAGGTCTACGATGGTAAGAGTTAAAATGATCTTATCATTAGTTGTTGATGAAGAGGAATATCCCATACCTTCAGATGGTATGGTTGGACAAGAAATAGAAGACTACTTTATTGATATGGTGCATGAAGTAGATGGTTTAAAAATAAAAACAATAAAAACAGTAACAGAGGAGACGTAGATGTTAAAAAATTATTTACCCACAGACTACCAAAACTTCATAGCACTCTCTCGCTATGCAAGATGGAAAGATGATGAGCAACGTAGAGAGAATTGGAGTGAAACTGTAGACAGGTATACAGATTACATGAGTAATCATTTAAGTGTTAATTATGGTTATACTATAACAAAGGCTCTAAAAGAAAAAATTACAGATCAAATAATGTCTCTCGGTGTTATGCCTAGTATGAGAGCTTTGATGACATCAGGACCTGCATTAGACAGATGTCATGTAGGTGGTTATAATTGTAGCTACATACCTGTAGATAGTCCACGTAGTTTTGATGAGTGTATGTATATTCTTATGTGTGGCACTGGTGTTGGTTTCTCCGTTGAACGTGAAAACATAGACAAATTACCTATTGTCAATGAACACTTTGAAGATAGCACTACTCCC